GATGCTGGTGATGAACTAGAACTTATTCACTTTAGTAATAACACAATGCTTCCTAAGTTTGGATTCAGTCAGTTTAAAGATATATTAAACAGAACACACTTTAAGCGTTTAGGTGATGAAAATAGATACTTCCTAGCAGAAAACTTAAACTATTACGACACAAGCATTAAAGTTAGTAACGTAGATACGTTACCACAACCAAATAAAGAGCGTAGTATTCCAGGAATTGTGTTTATTAACGGTGAACGCATAGAATATTATCTAAAAGAAGGTGGAGTACTTAGACAATTACGTAGAGGTACATTAGGAACTGGTATTCCAACAGTACATATTGCAGGAACTGAGCTATTAGATCAGAGTAATAAGCAAACTGTACCATACCAGGACAGAACACTTACAGAAACATTTACCGCAGACGGCTCTACAAGTAGCATTGTAGTAGACTTTATTCCAGGATCAGTTAATGATTTTGAAATATTTGTTGCAGGACGCCGCCTACGCAAAAATGCAATAAATATATACGATCCAACAGTTGATCTAGATAGCCCAGAAGGCGATATTACATCACCAGCTGAGTTTAGTGTGGATGGAACCACATCAACTGTCGTATTAGCAGAAACACCACTTATTAATACCAAGATAGTGGTGGTTAGACGCATTGGTAGACCTTGGACTGATACTGGAATTCCACTGCATAGGCAAGAAAATGACATTGCACGGTTCTTAAGGAACACAGAGGTGGCGTTACCTAAATAAATACACTTGTAGGAAACATATGATGACAGATAAATTTAATGATAAACAAGGTGTTCTTTTACAAGGGCACATCAAGATACACAATCCAGAGACTGGTGAAATCTTGGTGGACAAGCGTAATGCTATTCACTACGAAAACATGAGTATCTCATTAGCGGAGAGTCTATCTAACCAAGGACAAGGAATGGTATACCAAATGGCATTTGGTAACGGCGGTACAAATGTTGACCCAACAGGCATCATTACGTACTTGTCACCAAACTCCACTGGAACTAATGCTAGTTTGTATAACCAAACATATGCTAAAGTTATTGACAATAATAACGTTAATAACGTAGATCCTACTAGAAACAAATTAGAGACTAGACACGTAAGTGGCACAAACTACACAGATATTGTAGCAACATGTTTACTTGATTACGGTGAGCCTAGTGGACAAGATGCATTAGACAATGCAACAGCTAATGATAGCTTATACGTGTTTGACGAATTAGGTCTTGTAAGTTACGCAAGTAGCGGCACAGGCAGATTACTAACGCATGTAATTTTCCACCCTGTACAAAAATCACTAAACAGATTAATCCAAATTGATTATACTGTTAGAGTACAGAGTTTAACAGGTTTTAACGAGGTTTAATAAATGGCATATACCGTAAACTATACTGACTTATCCCAAAAAGGTAGCATTGTTGTAGAAGACAATACTGTCAATCAACAAACATCGTTAGATTTGCCAGGCAGAAATACAACTGCTTACGGTACAGCTATTGCCGAAAACTTTTTACACTTACTAGAAAACTTTGCTTTTAACACAGCACCGACAAATCCAGTAGAAGGTCAGCTATGGTATGATACAACACCAGGCATTGATCAACTAAAATTGTATGACGGAACTAATTGGGTTAGTGCAAGTGGACTTAAAAAAGCAACCACACAACCAGAAGCAAACCAATCAGTAGTTGGCGACTTATGGGTTGATACTGACAACCAACAATTATACTTGTTTACAGGTTCGGGTTGGATCTTAGTTGGACCAACATTTAGTGATGGTCTTTCAACTGGAGTTAAGCCTGATACTATTATTGGTACAGACAATATTACATACACAGTTCTAATTGTTGAAGTTAAAGCAAAAACTTTAGCAATTATGGCCACTGATGCATTTACACCAAAGACTACGTTGCAAGGTTTTACAACTATTAGTCCAGGGTATAATTTAAGTACATTTGATATTACTGGTTCAGGTGTTGGAAAATATCGCGGCACAGCAGAAAAAGCAGAAGCATTAGTAGTTGGAGCAGAAAATGTTCCAGCGGCAAACTTCTTAAGAGCTGATAAAGAAACTAACAGTCTTGTTCCAATAAAGATTAAAAACAATTCAGGACTTACAGTTGGTGCAGATAGTGCATTGAATATCGGCATTGAAGGACAAGCAGGAATTATTGGTCACCAAACAAGTGGATCAAACATTGATATTAGAGTTAACAATGAAGGCACAACTACTACAGTATTGCGTGTTGACTCAACAAGTAAAATTGGTATTAACAATTTAGCACCAGTTGAAGCATTAGATGTTATTGGTAATATTCAAACAAATAGTCAAATACTAGTTAACGGTACAACAGACTCTGCAACAATTAATACAGGTAGCGCCATTATTAAAGGTGGTGTTGGTATTGCTAAGAAGTTATTTGTAGGTAGTGACACAAACATTGCAGGGTTATTAACCACAGGCAACATTGTTCCAAACATTACAACAACACGAAATATTGGTACTGCAAACGAACAGTTCTTAAATGTATTTTCGCAAAACTTTATAGGTAATGTTACAGGTAACGTTACAGGATCAATTAGTGGTAGATCAGGATCTACTGATAAGTTAGCAAGTGCAACAACATTTAGAATGACAGGTGACGTTAGTGCTTCTGAGTTTACATTTAACGGACAAGACGAAAGTGTTAAAACTTTTATTACGTCAATTGATAACACGTTTATTGCAAATAAAACAGAACAAGCATTAAGTAACTCCACTGATGAAATTATGTTCAACAGAGTAACTGGTGATACTGGTGTATATAAGATATCAAGAACTAACTTGTTTAAAGCAATTCCGCAACTTCCAGTTGGAATGGTTACGGCATTTGCCGCAGGCGTTCTACCAGCTGATTGGTTAATTTGTGATGGTAGAGAAGTTACTATTGCTGAATACCAAAACTTGTTTAATGTAATCTTATACAACTATAAAGCACAATCACTTGTAACAGCAGGTAAATTTGCTTTACCAGACTTACGTGGTAGATTTATGCTAGGCCTAGATAACATGGGTGGCGAAAGTGCTAACGTTGTAACAAGTGCCGCGGCAGATACAATAGGTAATGTTGAAGGACAACAAACACAATCCGTTGGACTTACTAACTTACCAGAACACGAACATGATCAACGTGGCCCAAGTGGAGATCAGTACTACATATCAAGAGATATTACAGGTACACCAAACGATCCACAAGGTATACAATATGATGCACCAACAGGAACAGGAGCGGCCCAGGCTTATCCATCATCAGGTGGCATCTTAACAAATAGTGCAATTGGACAACCAATAGACATTATGAACCCATATATGTCGATGAACTTTATCATATATGCTGGTGCTAATACGGGAGCAGTATAATGAGTTATAAATTAAATAAAACAGACGGCTCGTTACTTGTAGATCTAGTAGATGGTAAATTAGATACTACAACTACTGATATTTCATTAATTGGTAAAAACTATTCAGGATTCGGCGAAAGCATTAACGAAAACTTTATTAAGATTTTAGAAAACTTTGCAAATACTTCTGCACCAAGTCTTCCGTTAAAAGGACAGCTATGGTACGATTCACAAGAAGCAAGATTAAAAGTTTATGACGGATCAAACTTTAGAACCAGTGGCGGTCCTATTGTACAAAATTCACAACCAGGTGTTGGCGTAGTTGCAGGTGATCTTTGGATTAATAATGCAACAAAGCAATTACACTTTTATGACGGAACACAATTTAACCTAGCAGGCCCTGTTTATACAAGTGATCAAGGCAAGTCAGGTTTTGAAACTGTAACAATTTTAGATAACCAAAACAATAGTAAAACTGTTGTAAGGTTTTCAATTGCCGGAACACTAATTGGAATATTTTCAAACAACGAATTTACGCCATCAGCGGCATATGCTATTACAGGGTTAGCTAGTATTAAGAAAGGCTTTAATATTATTTCAACTGTCACTGACTTTGTATTTAGAGGGTCAGCTGATAGTGCATCAGCACTAGTTGATGCGGCTGGAGTTGCAAAGAGTGCATCACAGTTTTTATCAGCAGATACAAACGCTACTACTATTGGAACACTAACAGTTGCTAACAGCGGCGGAATTACAATTGGTACAGCACAAAATAATATTCAAAAGGTAGTTGGAACTAGTGTTGTTAACGAAAACCAATTGTCAAATCATGATTACAAAATTAGAGTTAGAAAAGCAACAGGCTTTGTTGATGCAGTAACTATTGACACATCAGAATCATTCTTAGGTATATTTAAAGATGCACCACAGCATACACTACATGTTGGTGGAGATATGCGTGTTGACGGAAATTTATATTTGACGTCACCAGCTGTTGCTATTGAAACACAAGATTTAAGAGTTGAAGATAAGAATATTGAACTAGGTATTACTAGTGATAGTACATTATTAAATAATGCCGGAGTTGATAGCGGTGGAGTTATTCTTAAATCAAGTGATCTTGATAAAGAATGGCTTTGGAAAAATGCTACAGGAGCGTGGACATCAAGTGAAAATATTGATGTTGTTGCAACTAAGTGGTATAAAGCAGAAGGTGTTAATGTATTAAACAAAACAGAACTAGGATCAAGTGTAACACAAGCACTTGGACTTACTGATATTGGTACACTAAATCAACTTAATGTAGACCAAACTAACATTCAGGGTGCGAAGATTTCAACTAGCACACCTTTACAGTTAGAAAGTACTGGTTCTATTACAATTACTAATAACCAAAAAATTACAGGACTAGCGGAACCAACAACTAACACGGATGCCGCTACAAAGTATTATGTTGACGATCAAATTAATCTAGAACCGGTTACTTTAAGTTTAGACGTCACAGGATTAACTAACACGAATATTGCTACAATTATTGAAGACATATATCCTGCTAGTAATAAGAAAACAGGCACATATGCGTATGTTGCAACATCAACTATTTCAGGTGCTACGGTTACTGGTATTGACGTTGATGCGGCTAAAAACATATCATACATTGCTGTAGACGCTAATGGTGTATTAAACCAGAGTGTGGTACAGGATGTTGCGTTTGCATCAGCGGCAGGTGTAGTTAACGTTACTGTAGGACGTGGGTTAAAACGCTTTATAGTAGCCGCAGGTGCGTGGACATTTGATAACGATCTTGGATCAAGCGGCGGCTTGTGGTAAAAGATAAATAGTAACATAGAGGAAAAGAAATGGCATATACTATTGACAGATATAACGGAACTACTTTAACAGTTGTTGAAGATGGTACCGTCGATCAAACTACTGATATTAAATTAGTAGGTAAGAATTACGCCGGTTACGGTGAGATCCAAAACGAGAACTTTTTACACTTACTAGAAAACTTTAGTGGTGCTAACCAGCCTCCGAAGGCCATTTCAGGACAGGTTTGGTACGATTCGGGTGCTAATAAACTAAAATTCTATGATGGATCCAAATTTAGAACAACAGGCGGCGCTGAAGTTGCCGCAACTGCACCAGCTGGTTTAGCTACTGGCGATTTATGGTGGGATTCGACAAACGAACAACTATATGCATACAGCGGATCAGGATATGTACTAATTGGCCCACAAGGTGCAGGTACAACTGTAACACAGATGGTTTCAGCTAATGTAAGAGATACAACTAATGTAAACAGATTAGTTATCAAAGCCGTTGTTAACGATGAAACAATCTATATTATTAGTGGTGCAACGTTTACTATTGATAATACAGATCCGTCAAACGCTATTACAGGCTTTGATGTTGTTAAAAAGGGTCTAACACTAAGAAATACTATGAATGCCGCAGGCGGTGTTACAAGTACACAAGACTATTTTTGGGGTACAGCTAGTAACTCATTAAAACTAGGTGGATATACTGCTACTGATTTTGCGTTAGCAGGTTCAGGATCATTTACATCACTTGTTAGTTTTGCAGATGCAGGTATTTCAATTGGTAACTCCAGCGATTTAAAAATCTTTATTGAAAATGACAATGAAGCAGTTATTAAAAATGATGTTGGAACAAAAATTAAACTTAAAGTTGATACCTCAGGCGGTGTTGAACAGCATGTAGCAACAGTTACAGATACAGGAATTGTACCAGGATCACATAACACATATGATATTGGCGCAACAAGCAATGTATTCAAAGATATCCATGCAACTAACTTTAAAGGGTTAGCAGAAAATGCACAGAAATTACAAGTTGGTGCAAACTACCGTAGTGCAGATACAGCGGCTACTAACAATACAGTAGCAGTTAGAGATGCAAGTGGTAACCTAGTAGCAAACAAATTTACAGGTACAGCAA